CGGGAAGAATTTCCAGCAGAACCCATCCTATTCGTCTGTGTACGGTACGTCAAGGATGGAGTTGCTTGACGTTGATCTAATGTTTTTGAAGTGACTCGGGGCTGATCCCCGCTTTTTTGATAGCCTTGAGTAACCATTACTTCTCCTTTGGAGGCTGCATAGCCGCTTGCTGGGCTTGTGCTGCTTCCATCTTCTTGAGACGGTCTTTCAATTGCTGCTTCATGGGTGGTTCAAGCAAGTCTAGCAAGGATTCCTTGTCAATGACTTGTGCTTTGAACAGATTGAACGCCAATTGACGCAAATCTTCCATGAAGATGGGTGAATTGCTATGTGCGTCCACTTTCACGGCGTAATTCTTGGGCAATTGCTCGGCAATGAACCGATTGCCACGAGTATCCGTGTAATGCGTGTTTGGATACGCCTGCATGAGCTTGAGATACAGAGTCGCCATCTTTTCTAGCGAATCTTCAATGACAAGCGCCCGTTTCTTAGCCCTGCTAGACCCTAGACGGGCAAGTTGACTGGCATGACCGGACGATCTGACCCCAGATTCCCCACGTCCTTGCAAGACGGAGACGATGCCAGAGGCTTCCTCAAACATCGAGTCAATTTCGCTGATCTCACGGAAGAGATCGGGCGGCATTTGCGGAGAGAGCTTCTCTACCTTGGCGCTTGGCATATCTGTTGCCAAGATCCCGCCTGCGCGGTTCAACGCAAAGTTCTTCTCGTCTAGGATTCCAGTAAAGCCAATCAGAGCCGTTGGTGGGCTGACTTGCTTAGACAGGATGTCCAGAATCTCCACCATGCGCTTGTTACGCATCTGCTGGAGGTAGACCAGACGGGAAACTTCTGACTGACCCCAGTAGTAATCGTAGAGCGGCAGTGGGCAAATCTGGATGAAGGGCAGCTCGCCTTTCAAGAAGACGGTAGCGCCAGGGCGATCATAGATGATGACATCTGGATCTGCGCGGGTGACCACTTGGTAGTCGCCGGTCTCATCGTTCCAGACCCAGAGTTCCGTCATCTCGACGGTTTCCTCTGCGACTTGTGCTTTATAGCGATTGCCGCCAGATAGATCGAGGTTGACGTTCCCGTAGAGTGTCGGGTCTGTCTGGCTCATGATAATGCGCTGCACGCCGTTAGCGACTTCCGTGCGCTCGTGCTGCATATACGACACGCGCTCTACGATCTTTTCCCGTTGCGGGTGGCTGTAGAGACGGTTGTAGAGTTCAGACTTCGTGATGTAGTAAGTCTGAATTATTGCTTCTTGTCGGTCAGTGTATGCGGTGTCTTCTCGCAGTACACCGATGCTGGCCGGTTCCACGAGATACGGATGAATACCGTTTCGATAAACCAGTTTAATAAAGGTGCTGTTGTAGCACAGAGACCATGATACCGCTGTCGAGAATACTTGGTCAGCATTGCTGTTTAGCCATTCATCGTTGAGTGCGCGGGTCAGGACCGGGAGTTTGGCCTGTTCTTCATCTGGGACTGCCGCACCCAAGTCTATGGAGAATCGGGTGGTTTCGGCAGAGTAGAGAAAGGATGACAACTGATCTATGTGGGGATAGATCTTGTTGTACATGGCCGGTGCTTCGTCCGGTCCGTTCCCAAAGAGATACCACGAGCGAAGACCTCCGTAATCGGTGCGGCGCTCTGGCATAGAGACGCTGCACTTGTGGATGAGGTCTAAGTAGAAGTTTTCTCGTTCTACCGGCTCGCTCGGAATTCTCATGGTGCTATTGCCAAGTTCTCATGGTCAGCAATGTAACTCGCGGCTTTTGGTCCCGTCAAATTGCCAGCGTCTTTAGGATTGACGCCAACGGATTCACCGCGAACCGACTGGGCGACTTTCCCGGCAAGTGCTGCTTGCATATTGATGTTCTGGAAGTTTCCACCCCAGATAGCCGCATCGCCTGGGCGAGATTCTTTCACTTCTGGCTCTGGCACGTTGTGATGATGGTAGCCAGCTTGTGTGTCGCCTTCACGGGTGGACTTGATGTCCGACATCTGAAAGTCTTGGGCTAGGCCGCGCAAGTTGCGGTCAGCTTGTTTTGTCTTGTCTGATTTAACAGCAACTGGTTTCAAGAAAACCATGTTGAGTTCTGCTGTGCAGAATTTGATAGGGCACTCAGGCTCATAGGACTCGAAGAGTCCGTGAGACGCGCAAAGATAGTCGTGAAGTACGCTCATAATTCGTCCAAAGTAGGATAAGAGTAATCGTGACGATTACGGGGGCCGATAGATAGTTTGAATCCGTCAGGGGAGTTCACGATCCCCATGTGCGGGAAGATAGCAGGTTCTGGGATCTTGCGATAGTCAACAAATTGAGTCTGGTCTTTCCTCCTCATGACGCGCACTCGACCCTCCCGCCACGCTTGGTAGGCAGCAGAGACGCGGCGTTGTGTGGTCTCGCTCATGGGTGAACTTTCGTAGATGAAGACATCCGCGATAAACTCTCTGGAGATTCCGCAGAGGTCAGCAAACTTCTGAATAGAAATACCGCGTTGCTTATCCTTGAGGAATCGCCCGACCAAGAGTTTAAGTTCTTGTTTAGGAATGACGGTATTCAAACTTGTAGCCTTTGTCTTGCAAGAACATCAGGAAGTCTAGTTCACCAAAGACGTTATCGCATTCTTCTACTGTGCTTCTGATGGCAATAGATTTATGGCCTATCAATTTCCTACTGGGTCCGTGATGACCGACGAGGCGCTCTAGGTCAATATCATCGTGTACGCCTGGACCCATGTACTCGATAGAGAACTGCTTGGCAATGTTGGTGGGTGCAAACCGCACACCGACAGATTCCAGTTGGGGTCTGAGCAAGCCTGAGAGCTGGACATCTTCGTTGATGAACGGCTGCTGGTTGTACAACTTGTGAACGATTCCGTGCTTAGACGGGGCTTCCAAGAACTTTCGTGATCGCAAGGAGAATCCGCCGTTCTGGACAACGATAGGATCTTTCACATGAACCCACGAATAGTGGAACATGGCTTGGTCACCCAAGATGCCCATGTGAGTAGGTGCGCCCACATAGTCGTACTCGTAGTATTCACCCGTGAAGTTATTTCCGTTGAGACACCAGCCATCGTCTTGCACGACTAGACAGTATTCAGTGTCGATGTACTGGTGCAGGCAGTACATACAGAACATCGAGTATTGGAAGTAGTCCAGAGGTGCTGTTTGTTTCCAAGCAATATGGTCTGGCAAGGAAGGAGGTCTTTCAAGAGAGATCAGAAGTCCTCTGCTTCCCGGCAATTGGGACAGGCTCTCTACTAGGCTAGGGATAACGGCTGCACCGTTAGTGTGGCCGTGGATAGATACGATTGTGAGATCAGTGTGTAGAGCCACCGTACATCCCAATTCTTTTGAGGTAGTCAGATACGTTGCGTCCAGCAGCAAGTTGCTCTGGAGTCTGGTTCTCTTGAGCATGAGAGATTTCTTTTGTAAGTCTCATGGCAATCAATCTAGGTTGAACCTGCTCGGCATAGGCAACAGCGGCAAGCGCACTGGCAATAACTCTATCATCTTTGCCGCGCCCAGGCGCACCGATAAACCCGCCCTCACGAACAATCCCCTTCATCTCGTCTAGCAAGTCCATAGACTTTACTTCCATCAACCCACGCTCAAAGTAATCCTTCATGTAGGTCAGCATCCGCTCCTTGGTCTGACTCGTGGTCAGGAACCCAATAGAGTTGGATAGCCCAGACATGGTGTCATTACGACGCCAGATGTAGTTCTGCATAGATCCCAGCACATCCATGATGCCGTGACCAGATGTCCCCTGCGCGGCAGCAAGACGCTTGAGGTTACGCATCTCGTTGATCACCGCCTGACCGGGACCATTGACTTCCAAGTTCAGAGTTGAGTTCTTGTACGCACCGGCAAGGTGAGCAATCACCCACGCAAACTGGTAGGTGTTCATCTCACTGGTCGCAAACTCCGCAACCTGCTCCATGCCGTTGGCATACACGCGGAACACTTGGATAGAAAAGCGGTCTGCCCAATCAGATGATCCATAAGCAGGATCAGCACCAATGACGTAATACGCCGTGTCAATAGGTTGTTCCCAGATCTTGAGAGTCCCCAACTTCTCGGTTGACTTCAAGACATCTGTGTCTTGGAACATTGCCCCGAAAGCGTAGCGGAAACATTCCGGATGAAGTGTACGAGACTTCTTGGCAGCGTCAGTACACCGGGAGTTTGAGAAGAAGCTCGTACCAGTCATCACGAATGCGTAGTCTTCCGTAGGAGGAAACTCCTGGTACATCAGGGATTCATCCTTGATACCTTCCAGCATCTTCCACCGCCACCAGGCCATCTGTCTGGAGTTTATCTCCACGCCGTATAACTTCTTTATATCTTTCGTCCACTCTCGCTCTTCTGGGCTTAACTTGCCATCCCAGTAGACCTTATAGATGTTGCTGTCCGCAGGAACAGAATAGTATTCATTACGCCACCAGCC